ATTCCAAAAATTAATCCTGCTATATTGTGTTTCATTAATTATCCGCCTTAGGTTTAAGTGCCTCTGAAAGACTTTGTCTTTCTTGTATTGTTTCGCCAGCAATTTGACTTGTATTACTATTGTTTATGAATCCACCCTTTTGTGTTTGTTTTGTATCTGTATTACTTAGATTTACTCTAACATTATCTTCCATTTTAACCCATCTATTGCCATCGTATCTGAATAATCTATTAGGAAATAAATCAGTACGTAAGAAATAATCACCTTTAGCACTTCCTGTTGGGAACCCAATACCACTACCAAATACTTCTCCATTTGGTGCTATTCCGTCACCTATTAGATATCCGTCATATCCTTCTCTTTCCGGAGTTTGATGTATTCTGTCAGCTAATTCATTTTGCGTACTTGCGTCTAACTCACTTGTATCTGTTGTAACAAGTTCGGTTACACCTTTGTCATCTACTTGTAAAGTATACAAATGGCTTGTTTCATATCCTGATTTTCCAGCATCTGATTCAGCTTGAGATATAACAGCATTGTTAATTTCCAGTTCTTTATTGTATGTTGACATCAAATCTCTTAAAGTTGTGTCAGAACCTTCTTCAGCTTTGGCGTCTAAAATATCTTTGTATTCTTGTGAATCAGCAATCTGCTTTAATTTTAATCTAAATAAATGAGGATACCATGTTTGTGAAAATCCTTCTGCGGCTCTGCTTACATCTTCTACTACGTAGAATCTTTTTAATGCCAAATCAAAATCGTTCAAAGCATGTGGATCTTTTAAATGTGGTAGTTCAATTACATCACCAGACATTATTTTTCTACCTAATGCTTGTACTGTAAAGTTTATAGGTACAGTCATAAACAAAATGTCTTGTGATAAAAATAAACCAAATTGAGATAAGTCAAAATCTATGTCTGCTACGTTGTAAATGCCTCTAATAGTATAAACATCAGGATCATATTTTCTATCTCTATTTTCTAAGAATATCATATCCTGTATATTTGTTTCTTTTACAGCATCATATTCTGGAGTACCAGCCGTGCCTGTTCCTGTAGCTGGATTTTTAGGCCCAAGATACTTGTGTACAAAAACATCTGTACCGCCGATAGTAAACATTTCTTGAATGTTTTTATCTAGAAATTCATAGTCTTTGCCCTGTTCGGGTCTATATAAACTGAGTCTTGGCATAACATAACTATTTATCAGAGCATAAATACTGTAGCAAGGAACGAGTATGTCAACCAATTTAAAAACAAAAAAACAAGAAGTTTTCAAGTATGTTGAGCTAAATTTAGGCGGTGGAATGATTGATGTGGAACTAGATCCAGATCATTATGAAACTGCTTTGAAAACAGCCTTTACAAAATTTAGACAAAGATCAGACAACAGCGTTGAAGAATCATATATGTTTTTACCAACTGTTATTGACCAAAATGATTATACATTACCTACAGAAGTCATAGAAGTTAGACAACTATTTAGAAGAAGCATAGGTTCACGAACTGGTGGCGGTGGCGGCGGAACTTTGTTTGAACCTTTTAACTTGGCGTATACAAATACCTATCTTTTATCAAGTTCTAATATGGGCGGATTAGCAACTTACAATGCGTTTGCTGGATATCAAGAATTAGTGGGAAGAATGTTTGGTTCTTTTATAGAATTTAAATGGAATACAGCTACAAAAAAATTGACACTATTACAACGTCCTAGAGCAGAAGAAGAAATTTTGATGCAGGTTTACAACTTTCGACCTGATTTTGAACTACTAGACGATTATCTTGCCCAACAATGGATTAAAGATTATACACTTGCTAAGTGTAAATATATGCTCGGTGAAGCAAGAAGCAAATTTGCTACTATAGCTGGTCCACAAGGAGGCTCTTCTATGAACGGCGATGCGTTAAAAGCAGAAGCTCAATCCGAGTTAGAGAAGCTAGAGTCTGATGTATCAACACAAGTCGGCGGTGGTGTAGGATACGGCTTTACAATTGGTTAAAAATTCCACTTGACAATCTACAATAGATAAGCTACAATATATACTATTACGTAAGGGATATCATTATGATAATAGGACTTTGTGGTTTAATTGGTAGCGGTAAAGGAACCGTGGCTGACATTTTGGTTGATAGCCACAACTTTGAAAAAATAAGTTTTGCTGATAAATTGAAGGATGCTGTATCTGTGCTATTTGAATGGGATAGGCAGATGCTTGAAGGAGAAACTTCAGAAAGCAGAGCTTGGAGAGAACAGCAAGACGATTTTTGGACTGAAGAGACAGGTAGGCAAATTACACCAAGGTTAGTATTACAAGAATTTGGAACTGATTGTATGCGTAACGGCTTTTTTGACGGAGTATGGGTTAGTTTTGTTAGGAAAAAAATATTAGACAATCCAGATAAAAACTTTGTTATTCCTGATGTAAGATTTACAAATGAATCTGAAATTATTCAAGGTATGGGTGGTAAAGTATGGTGTGTAAAACGTGGCCCAGATCCTTTGTGGTTTAGACAGTATGTTGATTTAGATGTAGAACCACAAGATGTTCATCCTAGTGAATGGCGTTGGGCAAAAACTGCTTTTGAGCATAATATATATAATGAAGGAACTATTGATGACCTTAAAAATCAGGTACGAGGTCGCCTTGCTTCCACTTTGCGCCTTGCTTCTGTAAAAGCCTCTGGCAATTAGCACAAATAGTTTTCATATTGTTAAAGTGTGTATTTTGTAGATTACCATCTATATGATAAACGTTAAACTGTTCTTGTTTACCTTCAAAGCCACACTTATCGCATTCTGTTTTCATTCTATAACCAGCTTTATACCATGCGGGTATTCCATGTCCTTTACCGTTGTGTAAGCAACTTTCACATTGTTTTCTATAATAAGTCTTAGATCCTTTCTTATAGTTTACAGCGGCAGGTCTTTGTTTACAGTATTCGCATAATGGACGCATACGGTATTTAGCGTACCTTTTTACCCCCTTTTATTAGTAGATTTCTCGGATGTTTTTCAATAAGATTGCTAAATAGTTGCAACAGTTGTATATTACAGGAGAATAATAAAATGGCATCATTAATATCACCAGGTGTAAATGTTAGTGTAATCGACGAATCCTTTTACACGCCAGCTGAACCAGGAATGACTCCTATGGTGTTTGTTGTATCTAGACAAGACAAAACAAACGCGGCAGGGACAGGTACAGCAAGTGGAACAACAAAAGCAAACGCAGGTGTACCACAGCTTATTACATCACAGAGAGACTTATCTGATAAGTTCGGAGATCCAGTCTTTGAAACAGATAACAATAATAACCCAATCAACGGTGGCGAACTAAATGAATATGGCTTACAAGCGGCATACTCATTTTTAGGTGTAGCTAACAGAGCATTTGTAACTAGAGCAGATATTGATCTTAACGAAATTCAGCCTAGTGCTTCAGCCCCAGCGGCGGCTCCAGCTAACGGAACTTATTGGTTTGACACAGCATTAACAAAATACGGAATTTTCGAATGGAACGGAAATGCTGTTACAGTAACAGGCGGACAATCTTTTACAAACAAAGTACCGCTAGTGATTACTTCAAAAGCACAATTGGTTGGCGAAAGCAACACTGGTATTCCAAAAGGTTCAGTAGGACAAGTTGGAGACTATGCTGTTGTAACAACTACAACAACAAACAAAGTTTACTATAAAAATACTACAGGAGACTGGGTAAAAATAGGAACAGCAGATTGGGTAAAAAGTTGGCCAACAATAGAAGGTTCAGCGGCAAACCCAACACTAACTAATTCACAGACAGTAATTATAAATGGCACTACAGTAGCCATTTCTGGCACAGCAGTTGCTGATATGGTAACAGCTATTAACGGTGCTGGCATTACTGGTGTAACTGCTAAAGTAGTAGACGGAAAATTAAATATTTTTGGTGACGGAACAAACACAACAGACGGTTCAACAGATGACGATGGTGCCATTAACATCGCGGCTGGAGCAACTGGTTCGTTGTTAGCTGACTTGGGCATCACTGCTGGTACTTATTATTCACCAGCATTTGAAATTGCTCCTCATACTTCTGTTCCAGCATTTAAAACAGCAGATACTAAATCAAGACCAACAGGTTCTATTTGGTTAAAAACTACAGATGCTAATTTAGGTGCTCAATACAAAATCAAAGTATACAATTCTACTACAGGCCTTTTTGAAGACAAAAATGCTCCACTATTTAAAACACATCAAGAAGCATTATTCAATCTTGATAAATCCGGTGGAGGCATTAATTTAGCATTAGGTGACGTGTACATTCAAGCACACACAACTTTAGCAGAAAATGAAGAATTTGATTTTACAATTTTTGCTAGAAATGCTTCAGGTTCTACTACAATTACTTCAGAAGCTATTACAGCTAGTACATTTGCGGCAGGAACATTTAACTTCACAATGGCGGAAAGCAAACCAGGACAAGCGGCTCTTGACTCAGGAGTTGCTTTAGCATTTACAGCAACAGGAGCAGTATCCGATGCTGACTTATTTGCTACAGCAATTAACGCACATGGTTTCCAAAATATTGTAGCAAGTGTTGACGCAAGTAATAGACTTGTAATTTCACATAACGATGGTGGAGAAATGCGTATTAAAGATACAGATAGTGCTTTTGCTAACGCTGGCTTTAGTGCATTTAATTATTCAACTAAGTTGGGTACAGCTAATCTTTATACAGCACCGGCAGGCGACACAAACTTTGACTTCCATGCTTCAAACTGGAAAATCTTAACTTATAACGCTGGTCCAAATGCTCCAACATCATTAACAGCAGATGGTAGACTATGGTATAGTTCAATTGTTGACGAAGTTGATATTTTAGTACACAATGGAACAACTTGGGTTGGTTATCAAAATGTATATCCTTCATCAGATCCAAATGGTCCGATTGTAAGTGCTACAGAACCAACACAACAATCAGATACAACACCATTGGTAACTGGAGATCTTTGGATTTCAACAGCAGACTTAGAGAACTATCCAGAGGTTTACAAGTATAACGCTGACCTTCAAAAATGGTTAGCTGTTGACGAAGGCGATCAAACTACAGAAGATGGTATCTTATTTGCTGACGCAAGATTTGGAACAAGCGGTGGTACTAATGGTACTAACGGAGAAGCACCAAAAGGAACTATTAAGGAACTTCTTGTAAGTAACTTCTTAGATTTTGATGCTCCAGATCCAGCACTATTTCCAAAAGGTATGTTGCTTTGGAACCTACGTAGAAGCGGATTTAATGTTAGAAAATTCATTAGAAATTACGTAGATCTAACAGGTAAAAACATTAGACAAAATGATGAGAGCATGGCTACTTATTATCCACATAGATGGGTAACTGAGTCAGCTAACCAACCAAACGGTAAAGGTAGCTTTGGACGTAAAGCACAACGTAAAGTTATTATCCAATCTCTACAATCACTGGTTAACAGTAACCAAGAAATTAGAGACGATGAATCAAGACTATTCAACGTAATGGCTACTCCAGGTTATCCAGAACTGATTGGTGAAATGGTTGCACTTAATAACGATAGAGGTTTAACAGCATTTATCGTTGGTGACTCACCATTTAGATTAAAATCAGATGGTACAACTTTAAATAACTGGGGAACAAACACAGCACTTGCTGTTGAGGATAACGACGACGGACTCGTAACTAGAGACGAATACCTAGGCGTATTTTATCCTAGCTTGTTTACAAGTGACAACGCAGGTAACAATGTTGTAGTTCCACCAAGCCACGGTATACTAAGAACTTTTGCACTAAGTGATCAAGTTTCTTTTCCATGGTTTGCTCCAGCAGGTACAAGACGTGGTGGCATAACAAATGCTAGTGCGGCAGGATTTGTAGACGCAGAAGGAGAGTTTAAATCAATAGCATTGAACGAAGGACAAAGAGATACATTATACTCTTTAAATATCAATCCAATTACATTCTTAACAGGTGCTGGATTAGTTAACTTCGGACAAAAAACAAGAGCTAGAAATGCTAGTGCGTTAGATAGAATCAATGTAGCAAGACTTGTAATTTTCCTAAGATCACAACTTAAGAAACTTGCTAAGCCTTACATCTTTGAACCAAATGATAAGATTACTAGAGATGAAATCAAAGCACAAGTTGATAGCTTAATGTTAGAACTTGTTTCTCAAAGAGCATTATACGACTTCTTAGTTGTATGTGATGAGTCAAACAATACACCTAGCAGAATTGACAGAAACGAACTATACGTAGATATAGCTATAGAACCAGTAAAAGCAGTGGAGTTCATTTACATTCCATTGAGACTTAAAAATACTGGAGAAATAGCGGGACTCTAAACGGATAAATAAAAGTAATAGGAGCATATAGAATGGCAATTTCAACACTTTCAAAGTTAACAGTACCATTGGATAGTAACGCAAGTGCATCTAACCAAGGACTGTTGATGCCCAAATTGGCATACCGTTTTAGGGTGTCATTAGAAAATTTCGGAGTATCAAGTCCAACTACTGAACTTACGAAGCAGGTCATGGATGTAACAAGACCTAACGTTTCGTTCGAACAAATGACTGTTGACATTTACAACTCAAGAGTATACCTAGCAGGTAAACATACTTGGGAGCCTATTACAATCAACTTACGTGAAGATGTAAGCAATAACGTTCAGAAATTTGTTGGTGAACAGTTACAGAAACAGTTAGACTTCTTTGAACAATCAAGTGCGGCATCCGGAAGCGATTACAAATTCGTTACTAGAATTGAAATACTCGATGGTGGTAACGGTGCTAACGTTCCTGGTGTATTAGAAACATTTGAATTATACGGCTGTTATGTTGAAAGTGCTAACTATAATACATTAAACTATGCTGAATCAGCACCAGTTACTGTAGCGTTGACTATCAGATACGATAATGCTATACAGACTCCACAAGGTACTGGAATAGGTACAGCAATTGGTAGAACAGTTAACTCAGCTATTACTGGCGGTGGTAACGGTTAATATATCACAAAATTAAAATTAAAGGGGCTTTATGCCCCTTTTTTTATCTCCATTATATACACACATAATTTCCAAAGATAAATATTAGTATGGCAAACTTTTTGAATGGTTTTTTAGATAATGTAATTTCAGGGGCATTGAACCCAAAAGGAAATCTTGCTGATTATCAACATGGTGCTAGACTTTATGTAGATGATAGTCATAGATTATCTCCAAAGGTAAAATTTCTTTATCACGTATCATTAGACATCAATAGAGAAGCGTCTTCTGTTATACCTCAATTAGCTGAAAAACATATTAACGAACTAAACATGTTAGTCAAGTCAGTTGACCTTCCAAGGTATAATATTCAAACTGATGTCAAACATCAGTATAATAGAAAAAGAGTTGTACAAAAAAGAATTGATTACCAACCTATCACAGTTACATTCCATGATGATGCATTCGGTGTTACAACAGCGTTATGGGAAGCGTACTATAGATATTATTACAGAGATGGACAGTATGCTAAAGTGATGCCGGCAGGAGCACCAGATCCAACAATTAAAGAATATAAAAACCATGCCGCATTTAATAGAGGTGCCGCATTTGGACAAAAAGTATATAGATATGGTTTAGATAATGATAGCTTTGCGCCTTTCTTCAACAACATTACAATATACCAATTGTCTAGAAAAAGATATACAGCAATGACACTAGTCAATCCAATTATAGCAAGTTGGTCACACGATTCAATGGATAATTCAGCTAGTGAACCTGTTGCTAACCAAATGACTTTAGAATATGAAACTGTACATTACAGTAGAGGTCCTATAGGTAAAGCAGGACCAAAAGGATTTGCTGAAGAACATTATGATAAAAGTCCTAGTCCAATTTCACTATCAGGTGGAGGAGCAGGTAGTTTGTTAGGAGCTGGTGGTGTGTTAGCTGGTGGAGGATCTGTGTTAGCTGATATCCAAGGTGGAAACGTAAGTTTTGGCACAGTATTACGAGCGGCAAATACAGCACAAAATTTTAGTTCACTTTCAAGCAGTGGTGTCGGACAAGAATTAATTGGCGCAGGTTTAGATTCGCTAGGACAAGCAACTGGTGTTGATGTCAGTGGTGTTGCCGGTGTTGCTTTTCCTAAAGGAGGAGGCGGCGGAGGATTAGGAAATATAGTTGCCGCCGGATTGGCAGTTGGTGCGGCCAACGCTGTGTTTGGTCAAAATAACAATAGTGACGGAAGTTCAGCAGACGGTCCGGGTGCTGACGATACAAGCTATCCTGATCAGCTACCAGAGGAATAAAAAATGTCAGACACAAATCTACCAAAAAAACAAACCACAGATTCAGCAAGTAAAGTAAGAAGATATTTTAATACTTACTATGGAAAAGAACTTGCCTTTCCTAGCAATGACGTAGATGCTGTTATTGGATTTTTAGAATCAAAAGGATTTGATAAAAATGCCGCTATCAGCACAGGAACAATTTTATTACAACAAGCAAAAATAGACGGAATAAAAGTATTTGAACTTTTAGATACATT